TGGTGACAAAAGAGAATTGGTTTCCGTCAGAAACTCCAAGATCACCCGACTCAATAAAGGATGTCATGGCAGCACCGTCTGCTTTTGCACCCACCTCATGGTTAAACAAATAGTTGTCTGTACCTGTGGCGACCGGAAGCGAGGATATACCACGATCAAGCCATGCTGTACGGTCTAAGGTGCCTATGTACCAGATGCCTTCTTGGTAGTTATAAACTACATATCTATCATTCTCATTAGAGCTTGCAGACGGGTAGAACCACCACACTTCAGAGAACGATATATTTGATCCTGCAACAACCTTGTCCGATTGTGCGGAGTTAAAGTCGTTAAACACATGATCACGAACCGTACAAGGCAGACGTTGCACCGCACCGTTGTAAGCATAAAACTCTGCTGTGCCCATCCAGTATACAGCATCATCCACGGCAACTGCCGCCTTTGGCGCGGCAATGCTTATGTTACTAGAGATAAGGTTAATACCAAACGTGAACGGTGGCCCGATAAACTGCATTGCGTATATGGCAATGTCAGTAAATACTAGGATTTGCTGCCTTGTTTCTACGGCTTGTACGATCTTTGAACCAGAATCAATTCGCAGATCACCCGCTGTGTTTGTAGTAGTAGGATACCAATCAATAGGATTTTCTTGACTTGAAAACCTTATCAGCATTGGGTCTTGAGTCTCATCACCTTTTGGAGCAGACGAACTTCCCCCTAAACCATCCGCACCAAAGGCGATCACATGCCTATCACGATCTGATAAAAGTATTTGCGCCGCCTTCTGAGGCACAGATGTTGGCGTTCCTGTCAACGTAGAAAGCTCTATGCCTCTTGTGGTCACGCCGTTTGTAGCATCCCAATAAAATACCTGACCATTGCGCTCGTTAAAGATGAGGTCTTCGCCAAAGTTATCATGTGACCAGATGCGCAGGTTTGTTTCCGCAGTCTGTGTACCCGTGGCGGGAGCTTCGCCCCAGCCGTTAAAGTTGTTTGCGCTGTCAGTATTACCCAAGGTTAGGAATATATTTGCGCCATTAGAATGTGTGGCAGGACTGGTTCCGTTGGCACCGCGAGCAACAGTCAACGTATCCGTGGCGACAGAGGATACCGTCATAAGTTCGCTGCCTACCAGAACAACGTCGTTGGTTGCAAAGTTTGAGCCTTGCCCTGTGGCTACATCTACCCCTGTCTCAGAAGCATCCAGATCCTCTGCTATGGTGGTTTGGAATGCACTGTTGTTCGTACCGCCCCAAAGTCCAGCACCCCAACCAGCGCCATCAACAGAGGAGTTGAGGCCTGTTCCTATTTGATAGGTTCCGACCACACTGCTGCCACCATTGCCTGTGTCACTGCTATTTGCATTTACATCCGTAGCGTTCAGCCCACCTGTAACTGTAATACTAGAAATGGTACTAACAGTACGCGCAGATATCTTGTACTCGTTGCCATTTACAACGTCTGTAACTTGGTACTCTTGGTTGAGAACCGCCGCCGTTATGTTGCCGCCTAAAGATGCCGCTCCAGAAAACGTGACAAAATCATTTGCAACACAACCATGATTTACTTCTGTAACCGTGATCACAGGAGAGCCGTTTGTGGCAGCAAAAGTAACATCGCCCGCAGATGTGGTTAATCTGATAGGCGTAATGTCGTTATACGCTGTACCTTGCTTGATGTAATACTTTTGCTCTGTTCCTACACCCAGAAACCTTTCACCATTAAGGGCAACCCATTCATGCAGCCCACGGCACAGTCCAAGGAAAGCATTGCCTGAGTTCTTCTCCCAACCGTTCAGTTTTTCTGGATACCCAAACCTAAAGCGCACCTTATCACAATCTACCCAGCCGTTCTCTTCAGAGTACGGGGTGATCTCTTTGTTTATGCCAGCTTTAAATCTAAGGTCTGTATAAGGCATTAGCTAATTGTTCCATTGGCGTTTACGTTACCCGTGACAGTTAAGTTGCCACTAGAATCAATTCTCATTTTATTAACGCCGTTATAGGCAAAAGTAAGGTTCGTGCCACTTGCTGTAGCTGTCCAGTTCTGGGTTCCCCCAGAAACCGTAACCCCCGGAATAGTTACAGTGCCCGTAAAAGTAGGTGAAGCGGTTGGAGATTTTGCATTTAACTGCGTTTGGATATCGGAGGTCACTCCATCTAAATAACCAAGCTCTGTGTCAGTTACGGCAGATACTGCGACTTTGCCACTAGCATTTGATATAACCGCTCTACTGGCTGTAAGATCTGCATCATCTATAGTAGTTGCAGCGCCAGTAATAATAGCTTGCTTGCTATCTATTTGCGTTTGAATGGCAGAGGTTACACCGTCTAAATACCCAAGCTCTGTATCCGTAACAGCGGAAACCGCGACTTTGCCGCTAGCATTTGATATAACCGCACGGCTTGCTGTAAGGTCAGTGTCATCAATGGTGGTTGCGGCTCCTGTAATAGTTGCCTGTTTGCTATCAATTTGTGTCTGGATAGCAGAAGTTACGCCATCAACGTAATTGAGTTCTGCCGTGGTGGCAGTAACCCCATCCATAATGTTAAGCTCTGCCGTTGTAGCAGTAACCCCGTCCATAATATTAAGTTCTGCCGTTGTAGCAGTAAGCCCATCTAGGATATCAAGCTCAGTCGTCGTTACGCCAGATACCGCAACCTTCCCGCTTGCATTAGATATAACTGCCCTACTGGCTGTAAGATCCGCATCATCAATGGTTGTGGCAGCGCCCGTTATTGTTGCCTGTTTACTATCAATCTGCGTTTGAACAGCGGAGGTTACACCATCGACATAGTTAAGCTCTGTCGTGGTGGCAGTAACTCCATCCATGATATTAAGTTCTGCCGTAGAAGCAGTAAGTCCATCTAAGATATCGAGTTCAGTTGTCGTTACCCCTGATACTGCAATATCTCCATCAGAATCAGATATCAAAGCACGACTTGCAGTAAGATCTGACATACGGACCACAGCCTTGCCGCCCATACCAGAATGAACAGAACAATAATAATATAGTACAATAGGAGCATCTTGCTCCAGCTTGACCTGCGTGTAAGACCCCGCACTTCCCGGTGTGCCCGCCGTTGTAACACCTGTTGTAAACTCACTGCCCCCGCCATGAGTCCCGTCTGAAGTTGTACTGAAACGCAAAGGGTGCCCACTATTGGAGCTATCTGATTGATCAAACCTGTATGTAACAGAAGGTTTTATCTCAACCGTCTGTTGTAAAGATCCATCTATATAATATCTATTGCCAGCACCGGGATTTGCTACTGTTACAATTACAGTCCCAAGAGGTTGCTTTGCGTCAATCTGGGTTTGGATTGCAGACGTAACACCGTCCACATAATTTAGTTCCGCAGCCGTAGCTGTGATAGATGTGCCCGCTATCTGTAACGTGGTGGCGTTTACCTCGCCAGATGATCCGTAAATTACGGCTTTACTGTTAGCGATAGTGCCCGCCGCTGAACCGTCCAGCAAGTTTAGCTCCGCACCAGAAGTGGTGACGCTAGTAGCACCAACATTAAATGGGCTAGATAGGTCCGTTACGTTCTGCACCGCAGCGGTAAAATCGGTTACTGCCGCACCAGATCCTGCACCATCTGCAAGAACGATAGCTCCTTTACCAACCTCAAGAGTAACATTTCCACCAGACCCCTGCGTTATAATCAACGCTTGGTTTGTCGAGTTCAGCAACATATACATTCTGGCTTTATCATTTTGCGCCAAGGTAACAGTACATGTACCGCCGGGAGTGCCCGTAAACTTTATAGCTTTGTAGTGCCCGTTTTCCGCAGAAGAAGGTTGTGCCGATAGGGCAAGAGTGTAACTGGTTGAGCTTAGAGCAATGGACTCAAAACCGTTTGCTGCACGATCTAATATTTGAAGGTTGACGTTTGTACTAGAACCCCACGTTCCAGCCTCATCACCTGTGGTTATTAGTTTAACGCCATTTGCGTCTGTATATGTAGCCATCTGAGCGCCTATCTAAAAAGTTCAATTGCACTTAATATACTTTTTATTCCGTTTTTAAGCAACAAGTGTCCATTGTGGATCTTGTGCGGGTGTAACTGTAGCCCAATTTGGGTCTTGATCGGGTAGTATTAAACCGTAAACAGCAGCGCCCCCAATGAATACGGTTATTGAAACTCCCTCTACGGCCTCTCCTAGCTTCATTGTAACATCCTGTCCAGCAACACTGAACTGCCCAACATCTAAAGCTTCTGTGAATTTAACGTTTGCATTGAAGCCTGTTAGGGAGAAAGAACCTGCATCCAACGCAACACTAAACGCAATGCCAAGTCCAACATCTTGTCCTGTAAGCGAGAACGACCCCGCATCTGTTGAAAGTAACCTTTGAGCTTTAAATGTTGCTGCTTGACCTGTAAGGGCAATAGATCCTTGATCCAATGCAACGCTTCCAGCAAACCTTGTGGTCAGATCCTGACCCGTAAGTGTAAAGCTGCCCGCTTCAAGATTAGCGGTCTTCTTAAAGTTTATCACCTGACCCGTAAGCGCAAATGAACCGTGATCCATTGCTTCGCTTACTTTTTTGGTCGCAGTGAATCCTGTCAGCGCAAAGCTGCCAGCCTCTGCGTTCATAGATTTTTGGAAGTTTAAGTTTTGTCCGTTTGCCGCAAAGCTACCGTTTGCTAACTCTTCACGCATTGCAATCGGTGTATTTACCGTCTGCCCTGTGACCGCAAAGGATCCCCTGTCGGGCTGTTCCCGCAAGGCAATTACAGTGCCCGTATCTTGGCCTGTTAATGCAAAAGAACCAAAGCCAAGAACCCTTGACACCTTGGTGTCCACATTCTGCATTGTAAGCGCAAAGGAACCCTGATCCAGTATAGCACTTACCTGCACACCAAAGTCTATTGCCTGACCAGAGGCCGCAAAGCTACCGTGATCCGCAGTCAGTCGCATTGCTTTTTTAAGGTCAGATGTTTGCCCTGTTAGGTTGAAACCACCAGTTTCAAAGATTTCACCTACAAGACCAGACGCGGCCTGACCTGTTATAGCAAAGCTGCCCTGATCTAAGATTGCACTTACATCTAGTGCAGGAGAGAAGGCTTGACCTGTAAGAGAAAAAGATCCTACTTCCGCACCGCCGGGAAGTCCAAAGCCTAAATCAAACGTTACTGCTTGTCCTGTTGCAGAGAAGCTGCCGTGATCTAGAACTTCGTTAAGGCCAATTCCAACATCTTGCCCTGTTACAGAGAAAGATCCTGCATCCAAGGTTACACGATTAGTAACATCAATGTTTATTGTCGGACCCGTTGTAGCAAAGCTACCCGTTCCAAAGCCATCACTGAGGGCTATTGTAGTTCCAACCGCCTGTCCTGTTGCTGCAAAAGATCCATGATCTAGGCTAACAATAATAATCTCATGTCCAGAAGACGCGAGTGCAGAACCTGCTATGGGGCTGTAACCTAACATAGCAAGAAACTAACATTGTTTTTAGTTTGAGTCACCCTCATATCGACAGGTCCACATGGTCAAGCTATACTTCTTTCCCCCACGCAAAGGCAGAACCTTATGTCCATGTGTTACCATAGATGGAAACAAAATGCACTGTCCAACTTTTACATTCTTGTTTGTAAACTCTTGTCTGGGGAAAACAAGCTCCGCTCCAGCGTAATTATCATTAAGCTTTACACTACCCGTAAACAAAGATGCGTCTGTATGCAGCCCTAATTCTGTCTGTGTATCCATAGAATAACGCATGGTAAATGCGTCTCGCAATCCAAGGTACGCCTCTGGGTGCCAATGCTTCTCGCATATCTTACTAAGCTTATCTGCCCATTGCTCTGATATCTCGTCCCATAGTCCTAATTCTTTAAGCCTTATTTCTTGCGCTGGAAACTTATCACCATCAAGCTCACCCCACCTACCAAGGCTTTCTGATGCTTCGATGTATCGCTGGCACTGAGCCTCTGACATAAAGTCCGTCACCAGTATCTCTGACGCGACCTCTTCGTACTCAAGGCCCTTATGATATACAGGAGATAATACCTCTGCCTCTTCTACATAACCAAATTTATCTGCAAGATTTTTAAACCTTACCTTTGCGTCATCTCCACCGTTGCCGTGGTAGATACATGGGCAGCACATGCCGTTTGATAGTTGACCATTGATAATCTCAATGTCGTCATCACATTGAAAGATGTAGCCTTCGTAATCTAAATTGGCAGAAGCCGTAGATTGCCAGTCAGATGATAGAAACTTTTTCTGCATCCATAGTTGGTCGTCGGAATCATTGGGCACTGCCTCGTTAAGAAACTCTTTGAGCGTACTCACTTTACCTATGTACGCGCCGCTGTTTAAGTACCTATAGATTGTTGACAAAGGAAATTGTGAAGACATCGTCGCATCGGGCCAACAATTTTTTTCCGCTGCGAATATGATATCCGCACCCATGTCCTCATATCTCTCTAGGATAGTAGGCAGTGTATCGTTTATAATAACATCATACCCATCCACAAATAGAACCACATCCCCATCATGCAGGGATTCAAGGTGGTTGCGTACAAGATTAATCTTTTGACCGCCACCTTGGGCTTCCATTGTGCCACCAGACCAAATTACTTGACGACCCAAATTTAAGTACGTTATCCCGTGCGCTTTTGCAGATTGCTCCAAAGCCCACATTTTACTTTGATCTGTTCCAACTGTAAGTACATGTACCTGCATTGATTCCCCCTCAATCGTGCTTGGTCTAACTTCTCTAGGTATCTGCTTAACCACCTCTGGTGTAAAGAAAAAGTTCGATTGAACTTTTAGTTTGGCAGGCACCCACTCATCTACAGGGATAATAGCATCCTTGTAGCCTTCTATCAATCTCTTGGCGGTTTCTGGTCTAAGAGCGTAAGCATGACAATTATACCAATAGCCAAGAGTATTAAGGCGGTATCCCAACCAAACGCTGTCATGCTCTTTCAATAGGGCGTCTACAGCACTTGGGTCAATGCTGTCGTAAACCGCATCTTCTTCAAGGATTATTCCATTGCGATTAGAAGCGGCTATCTTTTCCCAAACCCTAAGATGGCTAACAGCGCAACCAAACTCTGTAACTAACAGGGGCCTGTTGAGTATTGGATCACGCCACTGTGTATTTCTAACACAGCCAGTCTCTTCCTCTACGGTACTCCAGTCTTTCCCCCGTGCATCATACGCAGATCCATGCAGAGAAATCTGGTATACTATCGCCACCTTGGGCCTTCAAACCACGCAACAAGGCTTTTCCTTGTGCCGCTTGTGATAGGCAAAACTCTATGTTGCAAATAGCTAGGGAAAACTAGAACAGTTCCCTTGAGACGGGAAGAAGCATCTGGCGTTTGACATTCTATAAACTCAAAGCCGCCGCCCTCATATTCGCTTGTGTCTGAAAGCTGGACTGTAACGCTTAACTTTCTATCTCGCGCCTCGTTACCATTCCAGTTTACATCTATATGCCAATCGTAATGACCACCTTTAGTAGCGTGATATTCTGTAAATTGAATGTCACATATATTCTCTACTTGGAAATGAAAGGCGTTTTCGTTTGCAGCCTTAACATATTTCCAAAGGATATCTTGAACAGCGTCATTGCCGCTCAACCAAGCAACATCGCTCGATCTTACGCTTGTGTCAGCGTTGTTAAAGGTTGTCGCTGCCTGCGTGTTAAGTTTTGAGGCCTCAACCAAGATGGTTGAGGTGTCTTCCTCAGACAGACCCCCTGACCACATCTGCCAATTTTGCCGCATTATCCCTCCCAAGATAAATCTACGATGGTTTAGTCGGCCAAGTTACTTCATTGGGATAATTTGGCTGCTCTGTCGGCATATCTCGCAACGCTTGTCTGTAAGCCAACTGTTCAGCTGTCGCTGGATAATCAGCTAAACCCCAATGGTCAGTTTCTTTAAGACGCTCTTGTCTAGCAGCTAAGGCTACACCTCTGAGAAATTCTGTAGTGTCTGTCATGCTTAATTCCTCCTACAAGATGCCTAAGTCAAAAAAAGTTTGGCTTACGTTACTAAGCACGTTAATAGAGAAATCTATGTCATTATAAGTATAATAGCCATTACCTGAAACACTTGATTGTGGATAGTTATAAAATTCTATTAAAAGCTTTCCCCCACTTATAAGAGGTAGCGCAGGGGGACAAGTGCCATAAGTACTAACAGAAACAGTACTATCAATACGAATGGATAAGTTTTGCTCAAGGTTCATAGCATCTGTAACAGTTGTGGCACTTGCGGCAAAAGAACCTCGTGAGAGGATGCTGAAAATATTATTGCCCGACACTTCAAGCCATACTCTGTAATACCCACCTAAATACCCGCCTGTCGTGACGCCATTTGATGTAGTCGCGTCGGAAGTAATTTTTAGAACATCTTGGTTGGAAAAAGTTGGCATAGTAGTATCCAGCACAACTTTAGTCGTACTTGTTGACGTTGTTTTGCTTACTGAGTGACATGCAACTGTGCTTGTTGATAAGCTTATCTTGTCATCAATAGTTTGGTTCGTGAGGCTTGGCGTATAGGTAGTTGTAGTGGAAACTACATCTTGAACATAAGGAAGATTACCTTTAGTCGTTGCATCAACACCAGAAATATTCTGCAATTGCCTACTGTCATTTACGACTGTTGTGCCGCCTATTTGAATAGCCATCTTCGTGCCCTTTCACTATTAGCTTATCTTAATTTTAATTTCTTTGATTGCCTCTACTAAATACCCGATCAAGCCAACATAATTCACGCTTTTCATGCCATCATCTTTATTGGTAGATATAATCTCTGGCATAACAGGCTCAACTTGTTGAGCTATAAATCCTTGCCCATATGCGCCGGTATCTTTCCAATCAAAGGTAACGCCTTGCAAAGCACAAACATCTTCTAATGCGTTCTTAATGGGCCTTATGTTTTCTTTCAACCGTTCATCAGAGGTATTATTAAACGTGCCGTTAGCCGTGATCGTACCACTGTTTACCTCTAGGCGTTCCGTTCCCGCAGCAACAACGCGCCACTGGTTTGCAGCGTGAAACTGCATATAAGTGTCAGTGTCGCCCGTGTGATAGATAGCATTAGCAAGATATATATCGGTTACGTTATTTGGACCCGCAGGGCCTGTAGGTCCAGTTGGACCAGTCGGCCCCGTTCCACCTGTCGGGCCAGTAGAACCAGTCTGTCCTTTTTGACCCTTTTGACCCTTTTGCCCAGTAGGCCCTGTTGGTCCCGTACCACCAGTACCACCAACTTCACCCTTTTGACCCTTTTGACCTGTCGGGCCTGTTGGTCCTGTACCGCCTGTAGAACCCACTTCTCCCTTTTGGCCTTTTTGTCCCTGTGGTCCTGTGCCTCCCGTAGAACCAGTAGGCCCAGTAGGCCCAGTAGGCCCTGTTCCACCTGTGCTACCAACCTCACCCTTCTGACCCTTTTGACCCGTTGGACCTGTCGATCCTGTGGGGCCTTGAGATCCCGTTGGCCCTGTTGGACCCGTGTTACCCGTTGGGCCAGTAGAACCCGTCTGTCCTTTTTGACCCTTCTGTCCTTTTTGTCCCTGTGGACCAGTCGGGCCTGTACCGCCAGTGCTTCCTGTAGGGCCAGTAGGGCCAGTAGGACCAGTTCCACCTGTATTACCTACTTCACCTTTTTGTCCCTTTTGACCCGTTGGACCTGTCGATCCTGTGGGGCCTGTACCACCCGTGTTACCTACCTCGCCCTTCTGCCCCTTTTGACCAGTGGGACCAGTTGGGCCAGTACCACCTGTAGGCCCTGTCGGACCCGTTGAACCAACCTCACCCTTTTGGCCCTTTTGACCTTGGGGTCCATTGGGACCAGTTGGTCCGTTTGGCCCTGTCGGGCCAGTTGGTCCCGTGGGGCCAGTAGGTCCAGTCGGACCCTGCAACGCTGCATTAGCGATAGTCTGCTTTTCCCAAGCAGAAGCTGTTACATCGTAGACAGGAATAAGGTCAGAAGAAACCGCGTCTGTGCCCGTAGCAAACCCTGTGAGAGAAGATCCCACATTTGCAGTGTCAGTAACGTCAGCATTTGTTTCTACAGTATCTAACTTTGTACCATCAGTTGCGATATCACGCCCATCTACGGTGCCCGATACAACTATATTACCTGTAACCGTAGCACCAGAAGATGTAGCTGCAACCTTGGTAGACCCTGCGTTCTGCAAGATATTTAGGTCACTGGCTACCGCACTGATAAAGACAACAGCATTCCCCGCGAGGCTGATGGCGTTATCTGAGTTTGAACTCTCCTGCACAGTCCTTGTAAGGGTTGTGCCAGAAGCGGTATATGTACCAGTTCCTATTTCAAAGTTAGAAAGTTCTTCGATGACGTACTGTACTACGTCACCGTTACTAACCCCAGCATCTGCGAAACTCTGAAACCCCGTAGACGCACTGCCAAGTGTGATTGTGCCAGTACCCGTGGTACTGGTTGTCATCTTGGCTCTGTTAAAGAGCTTCGCCATGATACTGCCTTATGTTAGTTGAATGACACCGTTGCTTGGGCTGAAGTCTAAGGTGAAGGTATCACCGTTGTTCAGCGTCAATGAGGTGCCATAGTCATAGTACCCAATGATTGGATCTGCTGGAGAAGAAACCGTATCATCAAAGATATAGATATAACGGAAGGGGCCAACCGTGCCAGAAGCAGTGAGCGTTAGATCTGCAACAACCAGCTTATATACACCACCAGACTGTGATGATGAGCTTGTAGTCAGGTTGCGAGAAGAACAATTGCTGTAGCTAATCTGTGTAAGATTGCCAACAATACCATTACCATCTGCGGTTGGATTGCTTGATTCACTTCCCGGCGCAGTATTTGTTAGGGCCACCGCAAGCTGGTCGCTTGCTAGATCCATATTGTGGACTGCGTTTACCACAAAATCGTTTACTTTGTTAAAGCTCGCCATTTAGATAACTCCTATCATGCTATGCGAATTATAGCAGATGTGGCATCCGCTACGGGGAATTGTATTTCAAAGGTACTATCACTAGCAACCCTGTCGCTTCCAAAGTCTAACACAGCAACAGCTTTATTGGAAGCACTCGCGTTATAGATCAGTGCCCCCCTTGCTGTAAAGCTTGCGTCAGTCCATGAAATATTATCAAAGTCCACAATAGCAGTTGTGCCAGAGGTCTTTGGAAATGTAGATGTCACTGTCAACGGCTTGCCCCCCGCAGTATATGCCGTTCCAGTTGTGTTAGTAATTTCGTTGGATGTACTATACACAGTAGTATCCGCACCCAAAGACGCAGTACTAGAATACAAAGCTATCCTGAATGTATGTGCATCAAAATCATGCTCTGCCTGTAAAAGCTGAAGCTTAAAAGACGTACATGTTGTTTGAATTATTGCCATACCTTATCTCCTACGCGGCAGGTCGCCTGTATGTATCAGTTCTCAACTTGGCACCCAAAGAAGCCATATTGATAAGGGCTGATGAATATCTTTCGTTATACAACTGAACCATATCGCCTTCGCCCTTCATAAACGTATACGCTTCTATAAGAGATCCGTAAAGCAATGTCGCTTCCGCATTGTCACCAAGCCATGATGTGCCAGAGGTAACGATGGAAGGTGGATCATAATAGTAATGCAACTCCAAGTCGTATGCTGCATCAGGCGTAGGGCCAAGCAAGAAGTTGCCATTACCTGTAGCGGTATCCCCATCAAATATTGCGTAATACTGTGGCAATCCCTGCACTGTGGTATCAGGGTAGGCTTCCCGCACAAAGTTTACCTCTTTGTCCAAAAGGTAAGTATACGTTGTACCATTGATAATAGCTAAGGAGAACGTGGCTAGAAAGTCATCAGGCCTCGCAACATACTTATTGCCAGCGTTTACATTGCCTGTGACATTCCTGCGTAGCTCTGGAATAGTGATATCCCTAAAGATCCGCTCTTCAGCCTGACGCACAAAGTTAGGGATATTGGTCACAAAGGTACTCTCTGTGTTCTCCGTATAGTCTTTGATCGCTTGCGTCAGTTCTGAATAGTTCATTTGAACTTATTCCTCTTGGTACAGGTTATCGAATATTTTGTTGACATCCATAGTATAGTCTAAATCGGATTTTGAATAGTGTATATGTTGAGATGGCTTGAAGTCTGGGGCACCAGCGCCAGTCTCGAACCACGCAGGGTGAGTAACCCTTACACGATTGTTGGGCAGTGCAACCACATTACCAGTCCATTCTCCAGCATCTAGAAGCTGCATAACATGACTTTGTTTATGCTGCGCTGGATCATCTGCTATCTCGCTCTCAGAGTAATCAACAGTAAACATATACTTTGCAGGATACATATTCCCATCTATCTTTGCCAACCAAGGGCACGGTGTTGCCCTGTCTAAGACGTACACAGCGTGATTGTAGGACGAACAGTCCCAAGGCTGGGCATCATGCACAGCCATAGCAGAAGGCCACTCAGTGAGCGGCTCATCGGCTACAAGAGCGGTTATAGGCATTCTCGCCCACATTGCGCCACCGTGTACATTCTCATCTCCTTCTTCATCTGCCTCACATCCCGTAAAGATAACTTGAAAGCTCAAGCATCTATTTGGCATTGTCGTTACCGCTATTGCCATCGCATGTAAGAACTCGCCGTGGTATTGTTCATGATTGTGAGTATACTCACGGCGAACCCAACACTTGAAGTGCGGTATGTTACTCTGCAAATACGCCAATTAATTCCCCCCCAAATTAAATCTATCCGTTTTTGCGGAACCTCTGCGGCTTAGCTGCACCACTACCTCTTGCCATTGTGCCGCCAGCCATTTTTTTAGTTACACCACCCTTGGCATAACCTTTTTTCTTCATAGCCCCGCCTTTTGCGTAGCCCTTTTTCTTCATAGCGCCACCCATCATCTTCTTGGCAACGCCACCCTTTTTCATTTTTCCCACACCATCAGCCGCAAATGCTGGGACACTCTTCCCATTTTTTTTGACCATAGGCATCTTTCCACCTGATTTCATTGCCACAGGTTTTTTCTTTTTCATTGCGCCGCCAGCCATCTTCTTAGTGACGCCGCCTTTCTTATAACCCTTCTTCTTCATCATCACTTTAACTCCTAAGTTATGTTGATAGTAACAGTACCAACTTCAGCCTGCATAAACTGAAGATCGTTCCAAACAGGATTAAACCCAAACAAACCCCGACTCTCCTCTAAAGATGTGTCTGGTCTTGGGTTCTTCAGAGACTGAGGGTCATTTATTTTAACTCTGCCCAAGAAGTTTTGTGGCTGATCTGGGTCAACAACATCACGCCCAACCAGAAATCCAGTCTTCACGCCATTGTTAAACTCAGGCACAAGATCTGCCAAAGGGTATCTAAACCCTGTCTTGTCGCAGTAACCAAAAGCATATTTGCCTCTAGCGTAACTCATCACGCACCCATCATAAATGTGTTGAATGGAACGAACTTAATTGATGCTGTCTCTTCATCCTCACCAGCAGCAAGCTGGAACTGAAACTCGTACTCTTGCTTTAGGTTAGCCGCCATCTGAGGGTTCTTTTTCATAGCAATGTAATATGCCATGCCTGCAACCAAGCAGGGCACGAATCTAGGCGGTACAGAAGATATCGCTGCCCCAACTCCAGATGACAAACCATCAATACCCTTCAACCTAAAATATGATATTGTATAGGCTGTAGTATTATCTGGGACAGGCCACAGGGTTACTTTTGTTTCTGTCGGGAGCCTTTGGACGTAGATCTGGGTCGGCCTACCTTGCGTGTTTTTGTTTGTTTGCTGCGCGTAGGTTGCGACACTGACTCTTTCGAGCGACGTGTCGATTTGGTTTGTGCCCGTTCCAGTACGAATTTGATGTTCGATGATGTCGATTGTGTCCGTAGGAAGGGTATACGTTGCCGTACCCGCTGTAACAGCGAGCGTACCCGCTTCAATAGTGAAGAGATTAAGGCCACGGTTCTGCCACTCCAATGTTAAAAGGTTCAGACTTCTTCGTGCGGTTTTAAGGTCGTATCCAGTACGCATCTCAAGGCCAGCCCTTTCAAAAGCTTCCTCAAAAATCTCTGGCATGTCTGGGGTTACTACAGCCATTATGTCACTACGCTCCTAAACCGTTTGGTTTTCTTTGCAATTTTTTTAGGCTGCTTGGCAACCTGCTTGCCCTTCTTGGTGGCCTCGCGTTTCTTCTTCGTAGTAGCGGCGTACTCCGCAGAGGTCAAAGACTTGATAGCCTTCTCAGGAAGATATCGCTCGCCTGTAGCCTTGCTCCCTTGCGTCGATGGCTTGCCAGACTTTGTTCGCCACTTCTGCTTTGTCCAAGACTTCAAGCTCTTCTGTGACTTCTTGAGCGCCATTAACCTCTATAGCCCCCACCCGCTTTTTTATAAGCCTTCGCCAACATTTGCGCTTTTCTTGCTGACCATTGACCCGGCTTGCCGCCCTTGCCACCAGCCTTTATACGATTAAATATACGCTTTCTCTTCTCTGGTTGGGTGTAATTGCCAGCTTCATTAACCCGACTTTTAGATTTCTTCTTTGTTTTGCCACCTTTGCCAAAACGAATAATCTCAAGGTCTTTAGCATCATCACCTGTAGAGGTTCTGTTACTTGTTAGTTGACTGCCCATCTGGGAACGAGAAATAGCCATTTAACATTTCCACCGTTTTCTTGCTTGCCTCAATCTGCTGTTAGGATCTTTAGCAGCTTTAGGAAACTTCTTCATCTGTCCAGCGGAACGGGCGCAGAAAGACTTGCGCCGCTTTGCATCCTTACTCCCCTTCTTAACCGTGCCTGTGACAGCCGTTTTTAGCTTAGATCCGGGGTTATCTCTGCGATACTTTGCAACGCCTTTCTTAGTCATCCCCGCCCCAGACTTTGTGGGACGTTTATGACCACCTTTTATGCTGTGCCCCTTCATGGAGCCTTTCTTTTTCTCAGCCATGACCTACTCAAAAAATATTGTAACGCTTACGTTTGATGGTAGGGAAGCGTACACTCCGTTCTTAGCTAGGATGCCATCTCCCGGTATTATTATATCAACCGTGCTTACAGCCTTTTCATCAACTTCAAGCAAAACTGTACCTGATGCTGCGGATGCATTATCATAAAATACGACATCACCTGAACCTCCAGATGCCGTATTCACAACCACACCTCTTAGTCGGCACCTTCGATTTACAAGTGCCGCTGAGGTATGCGAGTGTATAGATAGTACATCATTACCAGCCATACATCACTCCAGTAATAGAGTTATCACTGAACCAGTGCCTGATAGAGCAGACACATAAGCACCATTATCAGCAAGTATACCATCGTTAGGAAGGAACACATCGTTCCATCCCGCTGGAAGAGTTAGATCCAACAGAGTGTCTCCTGATGCGGAGCCATTCTTAATGGTAAAGGCTGTGATGTTAGTGGCATATACCAAAACGCCCTGTATTCGACTTCGTGCGGGGCCGACGACCCCTGCACTAAATCCTGATGTTGCGACATTAAATGCCCGTATTTCTTGACCAGCCATCTAGGCCTCCTTACGGCTGAACAGCCGTATTAAACGCTTGAGCATACATCACTGTTATAACAACTGATCCCGCATTTGTACCTGCACTTGAGGTCGCAGTTAATTTCAAATCAGATGTACCAGTGTTTTTCCATGTAAGTGTACCACCGCCAGAAGCGCCTAACGCCTTAATACCTACAGTAGTTCCAGAAGCAA